CTAGCAGACTCGGTAAGCAGGAGCGCAGAGGGATTAGCACTCCTGTCTACCGGGCCTGATGGCAGGTCCGAAGGAGGGAAAATGCACCACTTTATCTACTACGTGAAATATGACGGGCGCTATCTATGCCAGTCAGGCACTTTCGTTAAAAACAGAGATTATACCGGGGTCTGGGCGACGAACGACCGAGCGAAGCATCAGAAAAGCGTTTGAGAAACTGATCATGAAAGCAATGCGCAAATGACGCATTACCGGCATCACAACCAGCTACTCTGGGCTCCGCACTTTGATTACTGTGCGGAGCACCATGAGGAGCGGCGAGCCCACTGCGCGCGACTTAATTGCGAGTTAATCGAAAGAGTCGCCTGTCTGATATGCGATGGGGGCAGCTATGAATATGACACCAGCCTTGACACCAGCGAGCCAAGGCCGCAGAATGAGCAACCAGGAGGGAACATGCAAGAAATTACGCTTACCGAGCTGTCACAACAGACCGGTTTGACCGTTAGCCACCTGAATAAGCTAATTTCCCGGGGTCAGCTCCCGGAGGGGGAAAAGCGGGGGCGCACGCGTTATCTGCCGCGAGAAGAGGCTATCGGCATCTTGACACGCCGGGCGCCTTATAAACCTAAGCCGCTCTTGCCTGCAAAAACGCTTACGTGGGAAGATTTGATTTGACAAACAAAAGCCGCTCTGGCAAGCGGCTTATGCAAGGAGCTATATGGAATCGGTCAATCAGATAGTATCTGCTAGCGTCGCGCCTGTCAATGCGCCTGTAACAGGGCTTGCTTATTTCCCTTTAGTAAAAGGGGGCAAGAAGCCTGCGATTAAAGGCAATTGGCAGGATGTGCCGCCAGGGGCCTATCCACCCGTGCCGAACTATGGGATCGCGCTGCCTGCTACGCTCCTGTGCCTCGATATAGACCCGCGCAACTACCCGCCTGGGCGTGACGTGCTGCAAGAGCTGATGGCGCACCACCGCCTACCGCAGACTTTCTGTGTCCGCACGCCTAGTGGCGGATTTCATATGTACTTTCAGAAGCCAGCTAATTACAAGGTCCGCGTGAAGCAGAAGGCGTGGCCGGGCATCGACTTCTTAAGCGAAAAGTTCTACACAGTCGGACCAGGATCAGTCTTGGACGACCGGGAAGGACAGACCGCCGGGGTTTATACCATGCTCTACGCAATCCCGGCTGCTGAGCTCCCGGTCAGCCTACTTACCACTCTCGAGCACCCGGTAGATAAAAACCTGACAGGCGGGGAAGAGAGCTTGCTGATGCTGGCTCAATACGAAGGCGAATGCGATGTCGTGGCGCCGCCGATTGAAGGAAGCCGCAGTAATGAAGCTTACAAGTTAGCTTGCCGGGGCCGTGATCTCGGCTTGCCGCGTGACACTGTTTATAGAGTCATGCGTGACCGGTGGAATTGTAGAGCCGCAACGCCACTGTCTGATGCCAAGCTGCTCGAAATCTGCTCAAACGCCTATGTTTATGCGCAAAATGCGACCGCGGCTAAGAATCCTGAGCATGTCTTTCTGAAAGCCTTGGAAGGTAATCAAGCTAACGTCATGAGCATGCAGGCGTATCAAGATGACCTCGCCGTCACCGGCTTGTATGCCAGCGCGCTTGAATTAGACAAGAAAGGCAACGTCAAGAAAACGCTCGCCAATATCGTCTACATCCTGAGGAATGACCCCGCCTGGCGCGGGCGCATCCGGTTCAACGAATTCGCTAAGGCTTTCGAGTTTGATAACCGTCCGCACTGGCGCGAAAAGCAGCTAAATGAAGGCATCGATGTCGGCGAGCGCGATATGGCTTGCCTGGCTGCCTGGTTTTCTTCTGCCGGCCATGTCCGCTTGGAAGTCGGCAAAACGCTACTTGATACGGCGCTGTTTGCTGCCGCTACGGCATACCATCCCGTGCGTGACTATCTGGATTCACTGACCTGGGATGGCATCCCGCGTCTCGATACTATCTTGCCTGACACCGCAGGCACTGAAGACGATGCGTACCATCGCGCTGTTGGAAGATGCTTGCTTATTTCCGCCGTCAAACGAATTTATGAGCCGGGCTGCAAGCAAGATTACGTCATGGTCTTGGAGTCAAACCAGGGCACGAAAAAATCAACCTGGGTAGCCACGCTGGGCGGTGAATGGTATTCAGCTAACGAGCTGGTCAGGGGCGACAAAGACACGTTTCAGAATCTCCGCGGTCGCTGGTTTGTCGAGCTGCCTGAGATTAACGCGACCTTTTCAAAGCATGATTTCAACTGGCTGAAAGGCATCATTTCAAACGCCGTCGATGTCTACCGACCTAGTTACGGGCGCGGAAGCAAAGCGGTTCCGCGTGAGTCGATCTTCATTGCCACCATTAACCCGGGCCTGGCGACCGGCTATCTCAAAGACGATGAAAACCGCCGGTACTGGCCTATTAAGACAGGGGCGCTCGACATTCTCAGGCTGGAGCATGATCGAGACAAGTATTTCGCCGAGGCCGTGCATAGATATCGAGCGGGTGAGGATAGCTGGATCAGTGATCCTGAAGTCGAAGCGCAAGCCCGCTTGCACCAGGAGATGCGCCGCGAACGCGATCCCTGGGTCGACCTCCTGGGCGGGTGGGTCGAAAACCACGCAGGCGGGTTTAAGGTCGGCGATGTTTACCGCTTGCTCGGCGGGTCCGGGACTAGCTTGAATAGCTACCACCGAAGCAGGCTCTATCGCGTGCTCAGCGACCTGGGCTGCACGTTTGATCAAGAGCACAAGATATGGCTGAAAGCTAACGCGTGGGAGAAACTGATCTAACTTGGGAGAAACTGATATGAAACCGAATTTCGAGAACTTGATACCGATATTCCTGGTCGATGGCGACCCGGTATTAGTAAAAGACGCCACTACCGGCGAATACTCACTGCTTTGTTTTGAGTGCGGGCAGGCGCTGCCTTTGACAAAGCCGGTAATGCTGTCGCTTTCGATCACGCTACGCGAAGAGGCGGAGGGAGCATGAACGACCAGGAGAAAGTAGAGAACCTCGCTTTTCGATATAGCGGAGGCGTCGGAGCTTTTAGGCGAGCCGCAAGCGCGCGAAAACACGGGCTGACCGCTGCCATGAAGCGCTTGCAAGCTTGGCTCAAAGAAAACGGAATCAGATACACAGTCATAACCTCGGAGGGAAAACATTATGACGACACTAGCGAAGGAAAAAACGAAGAAGTGCCCGAAATGCGGACTGACAGCGACAGGGCTTGAAGAGATCGGCGACCTGTTTGGCCTGCGCTGGGTAGACGGGCGCCTGCAAGCTCAAAGCTGGTGCTATATCTGCCGTCGCGCGAAGCCGCAGGCGAAGCCGGAAATTGTAGAGAAACCGCAGGAGGTAAAAGACGAAATGGGTGTAGGTCCGGTACAAACGCCGCCGAAGTTAGCAGCTGACGCTGTTACAATTCCGACAGAGCTTAAGAGCATGCGCGCTCTCTATGCTTCGCTTTATCCGGGTGACAAGTGCAAAGTACGCAGCTGGAAATTCATGGCTAAGAAAGTAGTGCGCAAGCTGGGCGACAAAGCTTATTTGTCGGCTGCGGCACGCGACAAGCTGGGCAAAGCCTATCTTTAGACGCGGCACGCGGGGCACTGTAACCGGTGCCTCACATGCTGCGTCTGGGAGACGCGGTAAAAGGAGAAATACAATAATGGTTGATGTTAACGACCTTGGCAGAATGACGGCTGAAAACTATGATCCTGAGCTGGTGGAACAGCTCATGAAGTATCAGCCCTGGAATGAAGCAAAGCAAGAACGCGGCGCGCAAGTCGTCGAAAAGCTCACTGACCTCATTCAATTCGTAGTAGCTGAAATACCGCCGTCCGCGACTCGGACATCTGCGCTTCGGCACATAACCGATCTACGCATGGAACTCAACGCTGCTATCACGCACGCTGATATCAGCTAGCCGCTAGGGCAGGCAAGGGGCGTCTCTTGCCTGCCCGCCATATCTGGAGGGAGAAATGAAAGCAAATATAGAAAAGTGGTGCCACTACTGCGGCTATGATAACCCGCCGTATAGCACGCCGACCTGTTGTTATCAGTGCGAGTGCGAAAACGTAGCCTCGCCAAGATACGCTAAAGCACCGGCCGAAGCGCCAGTAAAGATCGCGGAGCTAAAAGCGCTTGCGAAACAGAAAGATCTGCAAGCTATAGTGGCGCTGACCGTTTCCAGAAATGGCACGGTTTCAGTCGTTACTTATGGTGAAAACAGCGAAAAGTGCAAAGCGATTGGCGATTGGGGGCAAGGGCTCTGGCGCTATGCGGTTGCAATCGTCCCTTTCCGCACTGTTTTTGGTTGGGGCAACAACGGCCAGCCACAGCCGTTAACTGAAGCCGAAAAGCTTCAGTTAATAGGACGCTACAGCCCAGTGAAAAAATAAGGGGAGAACAAAATGTCAAGTATTTCAGCTCGACAAATCATGTGCAGCAAAGAAGACTACTGCACAATCATGCGCCGATACATGCAGGAAGCCAATGCGCATAAGAAGGGCTTTAGCCCGTTTGTGCTGACTAACATGCAGAAGAGCAAGGAAGAAGGCCAAGAGCACACGATCATGAAAGGCATAGCCTATAAAGGCGCTGCTGGTGATTCAGGCGTGCTAATCCGGCATTGCCCCTGGTGCGGCGTTAACTTCTACCGACTGTATGAATTGGACGCATCCGAGTGCGCGGCGCTACAACCGGTGAAAGAAGCCTGATGAAAGTAAAGCATTTGATCGAAACGCTACAGAAGCTCAAACCCATACAGCAAAAACAACTTGAAGTAGTTGTGACTAGAGCCATAGAACCAGGTCACATGCGACGGATAGTTAGTGCAAGCCCGCCAATGGGCTGCTTCAAGCGGCCGCCAGAGCGAATATTCATCCATGAGGATGACTGGCGCGCAGCCGTCAAAGAAATGGAGTCATGGATGTTCCGCGCGGAAACTCCGAATATAAAGGCTACGGTCCTGGGCGTACCGGTCATCTTCGATCCGACATGCAACAGGAAATAACACAAGGAGAAAAAACAATGTCTGACCTACTTGAACACGCTAAGCGAGAGCTGAGCATAGTTTTCCGAGAACCGGAGGACGAAATGACAAAGAAGTACTATGAGATGATGACTCATGACGTGCTCGAAATCGTCGAAGCGTTTGCGAAACAAGGGCACAGCGGAGCATCAGCCTCTAACGCCATTGCAATCCTTAGCGCGCTCTTGCAATACCAGCCATTAGCGCCCCTCACTGGCGAAGATTCTGAATGGCAGGAAGTAAAAACCGGCCGCGTAACGCCCCCGCTCTATCAGAACATCCGTTGTTCACGGGTTTTCAAACAAGGCGGCCGCGCCTGGGATGTGTCAGCGATTCTGTTTCGCGACCCGGACGGCGCATGCTTTACGAATGGCAACAGCACCGCCGATGTTGAGTTTCCCTATTCGCCTAAAACAACTATCGTAGACAGGGAGGCGGTGCAGAATTAATGCCGCTATACCCGTACCAGGAGAAAGGAGTAGAGCATTTGCTTTCGCAGCCGTTTGGGCGGCCGCACGCTTTGCTTGCTGATTCTCCTGGTACGGGGAAAACAATCATGGCTATTGAAGCCGCGAAGCGCGCAGGCTGCACTAACGGGCTGATCATCTGCCCCGCCGTCATAAAAGAGCAATGGTGCCGCCAGGCTCGCCGCTGGGAGCTATGCGCCGAGGATGAAATAAAGCCGATTTACGGGCTCAAGGCTGAGATCGGTAACACGCCTTGGATCGTCATCAATTACGACCTGATCAGGCATCCTGCAATCAAGAAACAATTAGCCGCGCGTCAATGGCATGTCGTCATCATGGACGAAGCCCACCGACTCAAAACGCATAGCAGCCAGCAAACGCATGCGGTCTTTCATGCACGTCATGGCATCGCAAAATCCGCATATTGGAAATGGGCCTTGTCCGGCACGATCATGCCGAATCGCCCGCTTGAACTCTACCCGATTCTCAAAACAATGGCACCGGAAGTTATCCAGCCCTACGATAACTGGCCTGCGTATATCGCGCGTTTCTGCGGGGGCGCGTTTTCTTCCGGGAAAGGCGCGACTCATATTGACGACCTGACCGAGCGGCTGCAACCTTTCATGCTGCGGCGTGAGCTAAAGGACGTGTGGCGTGAGTGCCCGCCAATCATCGAAAACGAAGTATGGTTAGACGTGCCTTATCAGGAGCACCCGGAATGGGCCGATGCGGTTTTCGAGTCTACTGAGCGTCGGATAGTTGCAGAAGCCAAGATACCGCATATAGCGGCATACTTGAAAGAGCGCCTGGAAGACGGCGGCGAGAAGATCGTATGCTTTTCCTTCCACCGAGCGGTTATACAGCAGCTATCCGAGTTATTAGCTAAATTCAATCCGGTCAAAATTTTAGGCGGAATTGGAGAGAAAAAACGCCAAGACGCGTTAGCTAAATTCCAGCAAGACCTTGATTGTCAGCTATTCTTGGCGCAAATTATGAGCGCGGGGGAAGGGCTTGACGGATTGCAGGAAGTCTGTGCAGAATTAGTCATGGCTGAGCCGGAATGGTCACCTGGGAGGGAAGATCAGGCCATCGACCGGATCAGACGCCTGGGACAAACGCGCCCAGTGATACTGACGAAACTTTTAGCAAGCGGAAGCTACGAAGAAACCATCTATGATGCGAATCTTCGCAAGCGTCGCATCATAGATGTAGTAATAGCACCCAATGGAGGTAATTTTGTTATGGGTATCGAAGCTAATTTCGATGAAATCAACGCGAGCCTTAAAAGCATCGCGGGCTCGCTTGCTATTTTGGCAGGTTCCGCGCCCCCGGGCGCTCCTGCGGCTCCGGTCGCTCCTGCGGCTCCGGTCGCTCCTGCGGCTCCGGTCGCTCCTGCGGCTCCGGTCGCTCCTGCGGCTCCGGTCGCTCCTGCGGCTCCGGTCGCTCCTGCTGCCTCCGCTCCTACCGACGGTATCAGTCGCGCCACTTTTGAAGAGCAGGTGTTAGGCGTGCTCAAACCGCAGGGGCAGGCTGGTATGGACAAGCTGATTGCGCTTAACACGCAATTCGGCGTGAACATACCAGTTAACGATATACCGAAACTCTCGCATGTGCCCGAAGCTAATTTCGCGGCCTACATCGCGTCGCTGTAAGGAGGTATCAGGTGCCAGAAGCAGAACACAAGAAATACGGCGGCTCCACTATGGAGCGAACCGAATTGTGTCCTGGAAGCGTCAAGGCCATATCGGACCTTCCGGTACGGCCTGGCGCTGGCCCCGCTGCTGAGCGCGGGACCAGGATACACAAGCTGGTTGAAACCCTGCTTGCCGAGCCGGTAGACGACACTATCAATAGGCTCGAAACAGCCGAGACGGCATCCGAGGAAGAGCGGATCGCGGTAATCGTGGCTCATAACATCCTCAGCATTGCTAGTGAGCATGGCTTCTTGCCGTCCGCGCTGCTGATTGAGCAGCCGGTAGAGCTCGACCATATACACCCGGAAGCTGGGGGCACGGCAGACGTAATCGCTTATAAAGCGTTTGGCGACCTGCTAATTATCGACACGAAAACAGGCAGGCGTTTTGTCAGCGCTGAGGATAATTTGCAGCTCGCCTTCTATGCTCTAGGCGCTCTGCAAGGCTTGGATGAATTCACTAGATTCACAATAGAAAACGTGCATTTTGTGATCGTCCAACCTGAACAGGAAGCGCCGTATGATTGCGCTATCCGGAAGTGGACAATCAGCAAAGCTGACCTGCTCGCGAATTACGAGCCGCGCTGCCGGTCGATCATCGAGCGCGCCGAAGCTAACCCCGAGCTGCGGACCCCCGGCGACCACTGCGAAGGCAAGTATTGCGATGCCCGGCATACTTGCCAGGCTTACAAAACTTGGCTGGCTGAAAAGAGTCAAGGCGCTTTCTTGGCGCTTCTGCAAGGTGAGTCGGACGAAATTCCGCAGCCTCAGACTGACGCCGATCTTGCCCGCGCTCTCGAGGCCGTGCCGTACATCCGTGCATGGTGCAAGCACGTCGAAGAGATGGCGACAAAAACGCTTATGGGCAATCCGAAAGCCGTACCCGGCTGGGCGCTTGTCGACTCTTTCGGCAATCGAAAATGGTCTGATCCTGAAGCCGCCGAGCGCGCTTTGCGTGGCGGCAAGATCAAGCTCAAGCTCGATGAGCTGAAACCGCGCAGCCTTCTTTCACCCGCCCAGGCCGAAAAGCTGCTCAAGGCACAGAAGAAAGACACCAGCGTAATCGAGTCGCTAACCACGCGACCTTACAACGGCGTCAAACTCAAGCAGTGCGACGAAGCACAAGACCCCTTCGCCGATCTCTGGGCGCAACAGCAAACACAACAAACAAATTTCGAGCCACCGGCCGCTAGCGGTCAGTAGTTCGATCACGCAACAAAAGGAGCTAACCATATGTCAACTGTTAAAATCCCCCGCGAGCAAACCGAAATCCTGACGCCGGAAGGCATCTTGAGTTTCACTTTCCTGTTTCCCGGGCAAGCTCAAGACTCAATAACCCCTGGCTCAAAAGCCTACAAGACTGAGCTGGTGCTAGACCCGCATCACTTGGCTCAAGATCGGCAACTAATCGCTGCCGGGCAAGAGCCGCAGTCGCCCATGGTCAAAGCGGTCAAGCTGGTCGCTCAGACATACGACCCTGGGCGCTGGGCTTTTCATGTGTTCGGTCCGGGTGCAGTCTTTTCGCTTCTGGAAGAGATGGACAAGCGCGATGCGACAAAGTACCCGTATGCCGCGGGCAAATATATCTTGCGTTTTTCGCAAGTCTGGTCGCTCAAAATGCTGAACATGGAAGGCGCAAACCTGACCGACCCGGCCACCCGTGCCAAGTATGACGCCGCCATGGAGTCGAAAGCCCCCGGCGCAACCAGGTTCGCTAACCCAGCTAACCCCTCCGACATCGCGAAGATCGAAGAGGTCAATAAGCAGCGCGTGCTACATGGTCTGGTTCCGCATCCTGAAGCTGACTATCACAAGATCCTCTTACCGGTAGCCAGCCATGAAATCTGGGCGGGGTGCTACGGTCACGTCTCCGGTCGCTGCTACTGGTCGTCGCAGCGAAAAGCGGTTCACCTGGCGCTCAATCATGTGCTTTTCACAAGGCAAGGTGAGCGCCTGGTAGGCGAGTCGTCACCGGACGCGGCTTTCGCTGCTTTCGCCCCGCCTGCTGAGCTAGCGCCGCAACCTGTGGCCGCTGCTCCGGTCGCTGCACTTCCGCAGCAAGATGACCCCTGGGCAAACATGGTCAGCTAAACAAAAAATGCCGGGCTGCTGCCGACCCCTCCTAGGCCGTCTATGCAGCCCGGCGCTTACTATCTGGGAGAAGCTAAATGAGAAAGCGCAAGTCGCCACCCGCGCCGCCAGGCACTATACCGCTAGCTGAGTATGCAGAGCGCCATGGCGTATCGCGCACGCAGGTTCACAACTGGATTTCCTACGGTCAACTGTCGCTCGGTCATGATTATGAGCGGCGCGGAAGCCGCTACTATCTATACCTGGGCGCAGAGCCGAAACCCGGCAAGCAAGCGGGGCGCCGTCGCATCTGCGTAGGTGCCGTATGACCCGGCTGCTCTACAATGACGTTGAGACGCGCTGGGCTATTTCGCTGAAAGCTCATGGCTCAGCCGCTTGTGCCGCGCATCCATCAGCGGGCGTCAACTGCCTCGCTTACGCTATCGATGATGACCCGATCAAGCTAATTCCTTATGAGCAGTGTTATCGTGGTTCGCCTGCCATCGAAAGATTCCACCAGCTAGCGCTTGAACCGGACGTGGTCCTAGTGGCGCACAAAGCGATTTTTGAGATCCTGGTTTATCTCTACGTCCTGGGCATCGACCTGCGAGAGCGTCCCTGGCTCGACACAATGGCGATAGGTCGTTTCTACGGCTATCCAGGCTCACTAGATGACCTGGCGAAAGCTTTAGGCTCACCGGTGCTCAAAGACATCGTAGGCGCTGGTATCATGCGCAAGCTGGTATCCGGCAAAGAGACGCCGCAAACAGCCCCCTACGATTTCCAGCGCCTTTATTCATACTGCATGGATGACGTTGAAACGATGCGCCATTGCAAGCGCTTGCTGCCTGATCTACCAGAGCGTGAAGAAAGGCTAGTCGCTCTTGACCGCAAGATAAATCTGCGCGGCGTGCCGCTCGATCTAGAAGCGATCCACAATGCGCTAGAGCTCAAGCAAGAAGTGTCGGAGCTGAATAATCAGCGCATGTCTGACATAACGCAGGGCTTCGTCACGACAGTTAACCAGGTGCAGAAGCTGCATGAATGGGTTAATCTGCGCGGCATTGACATGCTCGATTGCACTGTTGACACGGTACGCAAGACGCTCATGCGCCCGTTGCCTATTGACGTGCGTGACGCTCTTGAGCTTCGCCAGGAAGGGGGGCTATCCAGCCTAGCGAAGTACGAAAAGATGGCTAACCAGCAGGTCAATGGCGTATTGCAAGATCAGTTTGACGTGTACGGAGCGCACACGCGGCGCTTTGCATGTTCCGGCGTGCAGGTCATGAATCTGGCCCGAAGTGAAAACCCGGAATTCTGGGCCGACCTCCTGGCGAAAGCGCCCGCTATGCTCTTGCATACCGCGCAACCAGCGCAGAGGCTCAAGGACGGTTTGCGCGGCGTCATCAAAGCGCCCGAAGGCTATACGTTGCTAGGCGTCGACCTCAAGCAAATCGAGTCGCGCGGCACCGGATGGCTTGCTGGAGAAGAAACGCTGCTAGGCATCTACCGCTCTGGTAAAGATGTTTACTGCGAATACGGCTCTACTATGTTCGGGCGTAAAATCACTAAAGCCGATACCACTGAGCGGCTGGCTTCTAAAGCTGCGGTGCTCTCTATGGGCTTCGCCGGTGGCATTGGCGCTTATCAGCGCGGCTGCGAAACCTACGGCACGAATCTTGACGCCCTGGTCAAGATCATCTTGCCGACCGCTACGCCGCAAGAGTATGCAGAAGCATACCGCTGCTACGCATACTACCTCGAAAAGAAGCCGCTGAAGCCGTTGACCGAGCAGCAAGGGCTTGCCGCCGACATCGTTAAGCAGCGCTTTCGCCGCGACTTTTCGCGCATTACTGAATATTGGGAAGAGCTAGAATTCGCTTTTCTCCACGGCGGGCAAGCAGGTCCGGTTACAGTTACTCGCTTCGATAGCGGGCTACGCATGGTGGTGCTGCCGTCCGGGCGCCCGCTCTACTACCATTCTGTCAAAGTGCGCGAGGATGGCAGTTATAGCTATCAAGCAAAGAAAGGGCGCCTGTCGATCTGGAAAGGCACGCTCATAGAAAACATGGCGCAGGCGCTCAATGCTGATATATCTTTCTGGTACATGGAGCGAGCCGACATGATAGCGCCCATAGTGCATCACTGCCATGATGAATTCACGCTGCTGGTGCCGCTGTCGCAGCTCGATGAAGCGCGCGCCCAGCTTGACGCTTTGCTGAGTCTGCAACCGGAATGGACGCCCGGGCTGCCGCTGGATTTCGACGTTTGGACAAGTGAGAGGTACGGCAAATGACAATAGAACAAGCGATCACTGCGACCCTGTTTGAATTCGCCATGCTTGCGCTGGCGGTCGGCTTGCTGCAACTGCTGATAAGCGTTTTGCGTAAAAGCAAAGTGGCGCTAATCACCGGCAGTTTAGTCATGCTAATCGTTGACTGCTGCCGGAAAAGAAAGTCTAATAGTGAAGTGCAGCACGCTCCGCGCGAGGTATGGGGTGAAGGACTTCATGAAATGGAAGGATCTATCGAGCGCTGATGCTAAATTGGCGAACGGGTTTGCTAAATCCCATGAGCGTGAGCAGCTTTTGTCTGAAGATGGGATGCCGATGTTTCTTTTCTGGCTCGCTCGGATACGGTGGCGTAAGCTCGCCGAGCGAGTCAATTTACTAAACCGATGCCTGATGGCTGAAGAGGAAGCCGATCTTGAATAGCAATTTGATATCTATCGGAGTAGACCCAGGTACTAACGGTGGTGCCGCGCTGTTTTCCGGCCTGGATCTCTGGGATGTCCTTTCATTTAAGTTTGACCCTGAATGGCAAGAAACGCTTAAGCGCTGGCTGCTTGCCTACGAGCCCGCTTACTGTTTGTTTGAGCAGGTCGGCTCGCGCCCTGGGCAAGGCGTCAAGTCGATGTTTACGTTTGGGAAGGCTGCCGGGGAAGCCGAGTTAGTCTTGCGTTTTCACGCGCGCCGATATGACAGGGTCGTGCCGCAGGTCTGGCAGAAAGAAGCGGGCCTGAGATATGAGTATCCGCGTGGCGCGACTGAAGCTCAGCGCCGAGCGATCAGGACAAAAACGCAAAAGCGCATTGCGCTGGAGCGCTACCCTGGCGCGCTTCGTGATGTGAAAGGTGATGTCTATGGGGCGGTACTGATTGGCGAGGTCGCTGCGAAACGGCTGCTCGCGCAGGAGGCTAAGCGTGAACCGTGCGCGACCGTCAAATAGCAATAGTCGAGCGCTGGGCCGCGGGGCTCGGTTACGAGACTGTATGGCAGATTCAAGCGCGCACCGGCTCTGTCTATCTTCGCTTGCGGCATCCAATCACCAGCCGCAAGGTGGTCGTGCGCTTCAGCGACCATGCACCTAGAAAAGCGATAAAGCTGTCGCTGCATCCGAATAGCCGGACTAGCCTTGATTCTGTCTTATATGAATTAGTAAGAAAAGCAGGAGGAAAATACTACCGATGAAATGCAAAGAAACCATCGAAGCTCAAATGAATACTGAAATCACCGTCAGCAAAAACGCTACCGGCTTTGTAGTGCTGGCCGCGCGCGACCGCGATGACGATGAAAGCGTTTATTGTTGGCTCAAACCTGAGCAGGCAGAGCGGCTGATTTCCGCGCTCAAGCGAGCCGCAATGCCTTCAGTGCTGTCGGTCTTGGCAGCTATCATAATGATGCCCGTCGCGCTCGCGTCGCCTCAAGTGCCGCCGATCATTCTGTCGATCGCGCCGCCGATCGAAGAAAAGCAACCCGTCCCGGCCGAGAAAACGCAAGAAGCGGCTCCGCAGGATCAGTCGGTAAGTGCTCCTGCGAAACCTTTGCCTATGGTTCCGGGGGCGCAGATTGCCGAGAAGCCTAAGCGATGCTGGAATCCGAATTGCGGCCGACACCACCCTAAGATGCACCACGCAATTCGTAAGGTCCGGAGAATTTGTATCCGGACGCAACCGATTATCGAGACAGGCGGCAGCCTGGCTCAGATGGCAATCATGATTTATCAATTCTGTTCAGGAGGTACGTTTTGATGATAGACACAGACAGGCAAACCGGGCGCACTACTCGGTTAATGCAAGAAGCGAAAGAGCGCATCGCACATTTTATCGTGCTGACATTAGATCAGAAAAACTACTGCTCAGCGCTTATACCGGATTTCGACCGAGAAAGAATTCATGTTCTTCGTCGCGGGCTGGGTCAAGAACTCCGAAGCTCAGTAGCTATCGCCGACCATGCTGTGATCTCGCATGGTGACCCGGCGCTAATCGCTGAACTTAGGCCGATTCTCCTAACAACCAGGAGCGAGCGGAGCTCTCTAGCAGTCAAGTATGACGATGAAAAGCCGCGCCATGATCTATTACCCGGCGACGCGCTTGACGCCATAGCGAGAGTGCTGACCTACGGCGCGAACAAATACGCAGCCCGCAACTGGGAAAAGGGCATGAATTGGGGGCGCATGCTCGGCGCTATGATGCGGCATACCTGGGCTTTCTGGCAGGGCGAAGAACTCGACCCGGAGAGCGGCTTGCCTCATCTTTCGCATGCCGCTTGCTGCGCTCTGATGCTACTGACTTATTATCTAAGGAGGATCGGCGATGACGACCGTATGTGCGAGAACCGGGTGTCAAGCTAACGGCAATTGGACGCCGACGCTGAAACTTCGCTACTTGGCGGGGTCTGAGCCTATGCTAATGGACTTGCCTTTTCAGGTCTGTAAGGCGCACAAGTCGGTTTTCCTGGAAGAGTTTCTAGCTCTCAACTGGGTGCCGATTCGGGCGGGGCTCATAGCAAGAAAGATCGCAGCCCCGGAGAGGAAGCTAACTCGCGTGGTTTGGACTCACGCCGGGTAAGTCAACTTCATTTCCGAAGTCGCTCTTAAACTCTGCTCCGACCTTTGCGGGGCAGAGTTTTAATGAGAAGCGGTAAGGCTTTTCTGCGCCGCAGTTTATACAGGTTGCTGTTTTGCCGTCAAACTTTTCAAAGACGTGCCGATTCTCCCATAGCTCTAGCCGAGCAAGCCCGGCTCTGGTGACTTCTCGGTCACCGCAGTGCCCGGGGTTGTAAATGATCAAGTCGTCAGCGTCAACCAGGGCGCCACAAGAAGTGCATTGGTTCGTATTAAACAGGTCCCATGCAGGCTCCCAGGTATGCTTAGTCATGCGAGCACGTGCCTCTTGAGCTTATCCCAGGCACGCTTAAACTTCTCGTAGTGAGTGTAGCCGCCATTGACTAGCTTCCGCAGTTTGCGCGTGCAAAGCTCTTCAGGAAACCGGTCATCATCGTCGGTCCGAAAAGCGCGATCCGCCCATACGTCCATGCCGTGATCGAGGCAGTATTCAACCAGGATAGAGACGGCGACAGAAGGCTCAAGCGCCAGATCGGGGTTTGTCTCGAGAGGAAGGCCCAGCTCTTTACCATACCCGCGATAATTGCCGCGCCCAGTGATCTGAACGAAGCCGCGACCGTGGAATAACGCGCCGTCGCCAGGCTCAGTATTGCCCAGGACTTTAGCGACCCGGCGGCGTCTCGGGTCCGGTGATTGCGGATCATACATCCGGTGAAAGTATTTCGGGCCGCCGATCTCGTTAATCGGCGAGAAAGAAGGCGACTCGACGGCGATAGTCGCCAGCAGCGCGACTTGAAACGAAGCTTTGTTTTTCCTGCGCCGCTTCAGCTCTTCTACGATAAGCGGCCAGTATTTCTGACAATTAGCCAGTGCGCCTTTGTTCATAACTTGCGCGATGGCTTCAGGAGTTATCGACGCCATTGTTCTTTTCCTTCGGGGCTTTCTTGAGTTTCAGAAATTTGCCGATCAGCGGACCAGCCGCGATGGCGTATAGATATTCGGGCACGGGCAGATGCTTGCCGTGCCATTCAAAAACGATATGGCCGACGACCAGGGCGATAGCAACTGCACCAGACAGTAGGACTTGGCGCTGCTCAAGCGCAGCGTTAAGCCTGGCTTCGACTTCCGCTAAGCTTTCTGCGCAGCAAACTTCACAGCCACCTGTGCAGTGTCCTACTTCACCCATGTCAGGAGCGCCAGGGTGAGGCCGACAGTGATAGCTATAGCTAGATCGATCATGTGTTTTGTTCTTTCAGCCTTTGCTCAGCGAATTTGCCAGTGTGCTCGATCAGCTCTGTAGTGAGCGCGATAGTGCGGCTAGCATAAGCGACGATTTGAAGATAGTCAGGAGCTGTCGAGGGCGGCAGCGGATTAGCTTTCTGAAACTCTACGTCAGCAGAGCTGTTGTGAGTCAGGACGAAATCCTTGACCGCTTTGCAGTCAGCCGCGAATTCCTTAGCTTGTTTGACGCCGTTGCTGAACTTGCTCACGGCGGAAAGGAAATTGAATCCAGGCTTACTGCCTGCTGCGGCTACGGCGGTCATTAGCTGCCTCCTGCTAAGGGGATGTAGAAAAGATCAGACACGCTCTCTTCATGACCGCCGAGATGCCACCATAAGATAGAGCCTCCCAGCGCGCCACCGCCAACATAGAAGGGGAACGCTATCGCCTTCCGGGCATAAAACTTGATTTTCTGCCCCGCGGTTTTCAGGCGCTCCTTAGCGCTGGCTTCCGCCGGAGGGGCCGAAACGCAGATGAAAAACGCTAAGAGTGTCAGAGCTAATCGCATGGCAACAGAGTAGCTAAATTGAAGCGTTTTCGTCAAGGAGTGTCTTTAGGATATCGATTTTTTATCGCGTCGATATTGCCTAGCAACCATTCAGGCGTGCCGGGTGCTGCGGCCGGATTCTTCGCCGCTTCGACTTGTGCTTTCTCGGCAGGCGTCATGCGCGCCAGCTTTACCAGGGCGTCTAGCTGATCAGGTATGCGCAGCTTCGCCAATTCAGGCGCGCGCAGCTCTTGATAGGTTTTTGGCACTTCGGACCAGGCGCCGCTAACGAAGCGCCAAGGGCCACCAGCGGGCGGTTCTAAGTCAGTATCGGCTTTTGATATGCCGATTTTACCGAGCGCCGTTAAAAGGTCATCTTTGCCGAGGGCGACGCCGAATTCTTCAGCTACGCCCTTATCTGGCGTGTCCTTATCGAACGAAGCGATAAAAACGTTGTCGCTGTTGACGTAGTAATCACGTCCGACATCAGGCTTTTGAACGATTTTCGGTTTCATGTTTATGCCACCCACCAGAATACTTGTTTCCATTTTGCCGCTGTCATAGCGGCATACACGCCGGTAGTCTTGTCTTTCACGCCCCACCCGGAGGCAGGCATGCGCGTGCCAATCACTGAAGTCGTGCCGTAAATGCAGGGCGACAATTGAGGATAGGTGCCGTCATTCTCAAACCACTCCACGACTTTCTCACCGCTCGCGTAGTTAGCATCTGCTGCCGTGCAGCGCATGTAGGACCCGAAAAGGCTAGGGTATGTTCCGAGCCCGTGAGATGCGGTTCTCGACGCCGCAGCAGTAAGGGTCTGATCAGAAGATATGGTGACGGTGAAACTCGCTTCGCCATTCCACCCGGCTTCATACCAGTTAGCGCCGTTGCGCACAAGCATCAGTGCTTTCTCATCATCATCGATTGTTTTGTCAGCGTTTCCGACTAGAAATATATTGCCTGTGCCACCGGCATTATGCCTGACTACGATATCACGGGCGGTGTTGGCAGCAAACATAATGAGCTTGTGCCCGTCTTCCACGTTAGACCCGTCTATCGAGTTGAGATTGTCAGTGGACACAGCGCCTTCCGTGTCTATTAAGTGCATCGTTTTAGTTGGCACTATCACGCCTGATGCTATAGTCAGAGTGGATGGGGCGTTATCACGCGCCTCGACCCCATCAGCGGCGCTGTTTACGCGAAGAGACTTAAACGCATTTCCTGCTAGCGTAAGCCCCGCACCTTTTAGCAACTTTCCAGTGGCGCCGTCGAACAGTGCGAAATCGCCATCAGTTGCAGAGTCCGGGCCTATGACGTTGCCGTCGCCGCCACCCGCACCGGCGTAGAGCGACAAAACGCTACCCCATTTGAAACTCAGCGTAGCTAAATCGAAATACAGAATATGCTTATCTACCGTAGGGTCTGGCAGGTCGGCGTCGCGCGTGGTAGTGATCGGAAGCTTGAAGCAGCGCGCCAGGTTTGAGTTAACCTGCTGAGCCAGAATTGCCAGCTTGTCGATCATCTTTTCAATCGTCCGCGGTGGCAACGTTTGGTTTTCTTCCAGGTGGTCATTCTGCAAGAAATCTGACACTCTAATCAAGTCGCCGTCGGCGTCTAGAACAGGCGCCGTGTCAAAGATTACATTTCCACCCACGCCGCTAGGGTCAAGATAGACTGTGTACCCTGTCTCGACCAGCACTTCGTTAATGTAGACCGTAACCTGAGCCTCTTCTGTTACGCGAAAAGTAAACGGAAAAGTAGTAGTGACGCCGTCACCGGTGAACGAGACTCTATCTGTTGTGCTGGGTACTGTCATTCTGTCGCCTTCTTGAGTATTGCCGCTGGCTCGGTCAGCGGAGCGCCACCGAGTAATATATTAGGCCCTTTTACGTAGGCGTCAAATATCTCGGCCCACGTGTCAAGGTCAGTGTCGCCGTCGGCGATAGCTTCGGCCAGCAGCTCATAGAAATGAAATGTCCGGTTAGCTACGTCTACAGGCGGCACATTATAATCGAATAGATAGATATCAGTGTCGAACGCGGTGTTTAGCGTCTGTGCGACTATCTGGGCGACCGCAGGCCCGATTAGAGCTGCTGATCTTATCGGGCCTAGAAAGCTAAGAAGCACGTCATTTGCGCGCGCCTCTAGCTTATCCTCATCATCGCCGTCGAAAAGGGAAGCCCAGGCGAAGCCAGCCATGCTAAATAGCACTTCACCAGCCACGGCATACACCACTGTCCGGCGCGCCTGATCGATGTTTTTGAGCGTCGGATAGTTGATTGCTCGCACGACATCGATAGCTTGCTGCTCAAGCATCCTGGTTGGCTGCTGAGTTAACAGAGTGAACATTCTACCCAGGGGCGAGCGCGCAAGGTTGGAAAGTTGATCCATGGTGCCTGAGCTTTGCGTGGTGTTCACAAAGCGCCCCGCTTCAATCAGCGCCTCTTCATGGGACAGCCCGCGCTTAAGCGCTGCCTGATACATGATGTGGCCGCCAATCAAATAGACGCCCTGGTCGCCTAGCTTTATGAACACGCCGAGCATATCGCGCAACTTCAGCCTCTGCTGAGCTTTGAGCGCATCGGCTTCTTTGACTAATGCGCCGATGTTTTGCGCCATGAAATCGCCGTAGCGGTTCTTGAAATAATCAGACTGAGAAAGCGTTTTCCAGGCTTTTACCGGATTAAGCATAAAGCTAGTAAAGCCTGCCACGGCCTCAGCCTCATTGACTTTCGTGAGCACCAGCGATACCGAGGTCATCTGTTTGAAAAACTGAACAGGGCGCGCGAGCAGCATCACGTCTGCGAAGCGGTTCATAAGCCCTGACATGATCTGCATCCAAAAATTGTTAGGGATGTGCGATCCGCCTACCAGGTCAGTAAAGTGCGAAGTGAGCGCATTGTAAAACTGCTTGCCGTACTTCTGCGTCAAGACCGCTTTAGCTTCTGGATTCAGAAGGGCTGCGGCAAGAGGCTTAGACGCTTTGCGCCACACATTCCAATGCTCGAAAGCGGAAATCTGAAAGTAGACATCAACAAAAGCGTCAACCGGTTTTAGCGGCGTCCGAGTGCGGGTCCGGTCAAAGGTCGGGCCGGGTGTCCTGGGCGACGTGCGCTGCGCAAGCGCGGCTTGCCAGTCGCGCTGAAAGCTTGCCGCTTTGTCGTTGATGTGCGCTGCGTACCCGCTGTAACTTGGATTCTGATTCAGCTCTCGCCCCGTCTCATCAAGCACCGCATCGCGTACCCGCGGGAAATTCTCAGCGTAGAATTTCTGGAGCGCGCCAGCCAGAACGCGGTATGGCTTGCGGTCGTCGCGCTGAAAGTATTCTTCAAGCATTTCTTGCGTAGAAGTGCCGGATACTTCGCCGGTGATTGAATACTTATTGCCATAAATCCGCGCGTCATCAAGCTCACGGTCTTGGAGCTGAAGCCACAAGCGCACGGCTTCATTAGGCGAAAGCGTGATGCCGTCTCGATACGTGCCGTCGACTTGCACGAATCCCGGCAGGCGCTCTTTCTTGACTCCGTCGAGAATGAGTTTCAAAGCTCCGCTTAGCTTCTTGTTAGGCGACGCCTCTGCTAGCAGCTCATGAAAACGCTCTGTTTGCTTGCGCGTTTCGGTCATGACCTTTTGCACGTGATCATGCGCGTCAAGCGTTTTAAGCAGCTCTTGTGCTTTGCGTGAGTGCTGAGCTGCCCAGGCTAGTTTTCCTTCCCAGGAGGCGAGCAGTGCAAACATATTGCTAGGCGCGTGCTTCGCGCCTAAAATCGTGTTCACTGCTGACGGGTCAGCTTTCGTCAAGTCAGTCGGCACACGCTTGTTTTTCTCAAAATCGCCCTGGAAAGCATTAAGCGCAGTGAGCTTGATTTTTTCATACTCAGCGGCGCGTTTCGCCTTTTCTGCGAGCCCATGTGTCAAGCCGTTTGTCAACAAATCTTCAAGCGTTTTAGTCAGCGCGTCAACCTCGACGGCTGACTTGTCTTTCAGACCGATCACTTGCTGCGCGACGAAAGACGGCAGCTCAAGCGCTGATACATCGTCAAACTTAGCAAGCCCTGCATCGAAAGCGTCGATAGCTTCTTGTGCTAGCCCCTGGTGAAGCTTCGTGCTTGCCAGCTCATCTTTCGCGAAAGCAACAAACAAATCCCAGACTTTCTGAACACGCTCATCTGCAAAGACTGCATCTGTCGCATCCTCGAAAACACTCTTGCCTTGCTGAATAACCTTGCGTTTCAGCAAGCGTTTCAACCGCTTATGCGCTTCTACGCGAGCCGTCTTTTCTATAGCCGCTTGTAGATCACGGTCAAGCTGTGGCATGAGCCCGCGCAATTGCGTGTAAGATGACGCTCTATCAAGGTCGCGAGTGATTCGCACTTTGAGCGAGTCATCAATGTTTGACGCCTTAACTAAATCAGTCAGTAGCATGCGCACGATACGCACTTCCGATTCTGCGAGATCAGCCGTTTGCTCAGTGACTATTGCTATGTCACGTAGTACTTTGTCAATCAAACCTTGCACTTTGCTTGTCTTGAGCTGCGTGACTACTGTGTCGAGCCCGTGCGCATTAGCCGCGACCACTCGGCTATTCATAGCCTGGTGAAGCTGATTAAGAGCATTCTGTTTCACGATTGCTGCGTCAAGCTTTCGCGAGGCTTTAGCAAGCCGCTGCGTGATTACAGCGGTCGGCGCATTTTCTTTCTGCGCAGCTAGCAATTCAATGTTAGCCTTATCGACTTCGCCTTGCAGCTCAGCTACCTTTTCCTCTTGCAGCTCCAGCGCAGAAGTCAAAACAGCGCGCCTATATTCGACCCGCCGGTCTACTAACCTTTGCTCAAGATTTAAGCGCTCTTCGACTGATCGAGCGCTGTTGATGGCGTACATAAGCTTTTCATGCACATCGTTATATTGAATTTCAGCCAGACGGCCTCTGAGCTGTCGCCGAGTGCGCGAGCTCTCAAAATCTCTCTTGCCCTTGATTTCTGCTAGCTGTTTCTTGATGCTAGCGACTTCGTCGGTCTGAGTTTGCGCGGCTTCTGCTTTCTGCTCTGCTGGTAGCAGCTCAGCCAATACTTTCGTTTCGATGCGCTGGTTCTCTTCGTCTTTGATTGCCTGCTCTTTAGCTTGCTCAGCGGCAGCCTGACGCTCCTGGGCGAGCTTCTCATCAATGCGCGCATTGGTAGCTTTTAGCTTGGCCTCGAGAAGCTTAGCGCCTTTGCCTGCTCCGAAACCTGTTACCTTCCCACCAGCATACAAACCGAGAAAAGCCTTGCTTGATTCGGTGAAGGTTTGCCAATATTCATCAAGCTGCTCTTGCAAGGTCGGCGCGGCGTCCGGTCGACCGGAAGCGAGCGCAGCAATCCCGCGAAACTGAAGCTCAGAGAATTGCTGCGCTTCCTCTTCAGCAAGCTGAACGCCCATGTACTTTGCGAATTCCATGAAGTGCTTCTTAGCGACTTCCTTGAGCGGCTTGTAAGCAGCCTCAGCAGTTTTACCGACGACCTTTGCGCTCTGTCCAACTTGCGCCGATTCAATCACGCCCTGCACGATGCCGTCGGCCCAGGACAGGTTTTTCGCGACATCATGCGGGATGCCCTTTTCTCGCATCTTGAGATATGAGTTACCAGCCGCGATGTTTGACGTAACGTGAGCGGCGCCCAGGGAAGCGCCAAGCCCAGCCATCGGACCGGTCAGACCGAGCGGCGTACCAGCAGCCCCGCCGACACCGGCGCCGACCGCAGCCCCTTTGAAAGCTTCGACCATAAATGGCAGGGTGCCGACTGTTGCACCGGCGATCTGAGGCAAGAAAAACAGATTCGCCTCCTTCTCGAAATCGGTGATGTTAGATTGAGCCGACCGCAGATCGTCGCTTGCTTGCAATTGCTGCAAAGCGCTTTGATAGTCAAGCTCGCCGTCCATGACTTGCTTGCCGATTGCGCCGTCGCGGATAGCCATCTGGCCGAGCTTATACTTGTCAGCTAGATAGCTGCCGAAATCATAAGCACCGTCGGCGTCTTCCTGCTGAATCTCGGCGCTGGGATCGTAGCTCTTGAAGCTTTCCGCTTCATGCGTCGCCAGCCCTTCGCCCCCGGCTGCATCAGCAGAGCCGCTTAGCTTGAAGCTCTCTAGCTCTTCTTTTGTCAGCCCCATTACTTAGCGCCCCGCTTCATGACGCGCTTACGCGCCGTTTCTAAAATCCAGCCTCGCTTAGCGTTGATCTCATCCTCAGACGCTCCCGCCGTGCGCAAGTCTTGCTCTACTTGCGAAGTTTCTCGCCTGATCTCTGAGTCAAAGGCAAACTGCTTTTCAGCGTCAGAGTATAGCGTTTTTGCAAGCTTGCTGGTGTTATCGTAAAACTGAACGGCTTTTATCTGTGCGTCTTGCAACCTTTTGAGCAGATCGGGTGCTTGCGAAGCGCGGCTCATCACAGTCTGTTGTTTCTCAGCCTGATATATTACGTGCTTGTATTCAGCCTCAGACAGCTTGCCTTCACTAAAGAGTTTAGCTGCGTCATTGAGCGCCTGATTTATAGTGGCTTGCGCTTCGTCTGCGTTTTTGACCTTTATCTTTCCGCTGCGCTTAGTCTTTGTTACGGTGGCAGTATCGATGCGCGAAAGCAGCTCAGCGCGAAGAGGGATGCTTTCCTTAAGCACGCGCTTGGCCTCTTCTCTTTCCTGACGCCTCTGCTCATTTGCTGCACGCAGCGCCGCTGCTGTCGCTCTATTAGCCACTACGGCTGCACGGTTCGCCTCTGTCTGCCGCTTACGTTCGATAGTGTCTTTGCGCGATTCAGCGCTCTTTATCTCTGTTCCGATGCGAGTAAGCGACGCTTGTAAAGACTTCTGTTCTTCGACCAGATATCGATCAGTTGGATTCTTTTCGAGCTGCGCTGAAACGTCGGAAATCCGCCTAGCAAGGGGCGCTTGCAGCTCTAGCAGTTGATCGATCGCGCGGTTTTGCGCGCTAGTCGAGTCACGATTTCCGGCAGTGGCTGCACCTAGCGAAATGCCTAAAATCTTCGTGGTCTGCGCGTTTTGCTTTCCGGCAAGCGTTGTCTTGTGCTGAGCAAACGCTTCCTCTTCGCGCCGGTTGATGTAGCCGCGGGCTCGCGTTTTTATTTCTTCGCGGTGCTTCGGGTCTGTGATCGTAGCGAGCCCGCCGTTATCCATCATGTCGATGATAAGCTCAGGATGCCCGGACGTAGCGCCGATAGCGAAATTCTCTTCGACGCGAGCTTTAGTATCCTTGATTAGCTGTTCGCCTCTAGGCCCGAAATTTCGGAACCCGCGGTTAGCCATGTCCTCAGAGTCAAGCAGCTCAAGCGATTGCTGAAGCTTTGAAAAGTTGCCGTTTCGCCCGAATTCGCCCGCATCATTGGCGATACCAGATAGATCATTCTGGAAAAGATAACGCGCGTTTTCAGTGCGCTGGCTCCGCGCAGCGTTGTCGAGACTGTTAAGCTCTCCACGACCGAGCGAGTAAAGTTTCTTCTGCACTGCCAGGCGCATTTTATCGTCCGGTATGCTGTCGCCCAGACCGTCAACGATTTCGCCGAAACGCCTTTCACCTTCAGCTACCCAGTTTTCAGGCGTGTCATAACTGCCTTCCTGAATCCGGTTAATGTCGTTATGCAGTGTGCGGATAGCTGAGAATGTCTGCCGCTCGACCTCTTCGTCGAACAAAAGCTTATTTTGCGCTCCTTTCGCTCGCGCCGCTCTTCCTAGAGCGTAGCCGAGCGTAGAGCCTAGATTGCCAAGCTGGGCTAATGTTTGCTGCGTACCGGCAGCCTGCCGCGACGCTATTTCATTGCCCAGGGCGAAGCCTTGTTTAGCCAGCGACCGGAAGTTTTCCCCTGCGCTCTGGTCGACGCCGGGAGTGCCGACCGCTGCCGACTCAAGTTTCTTTTGCTGGAAAACGTCTATTTGAACCATAGGTTACGGCACTCCAGAAGATGAGCTCTTGCCAAACGAAGAGAACAGACCGCGGAAAAGGGAGCCGCCGAAAGACAAGCCCATCCCAAACAAGCCGCGATAGAATTGCGCTTTCTCTTCGCGCCTGCGCGCGTCATCCTGAACGCGGGCCATGAGATTCTCGCCCTGAACTTTCAAAACGCTAAGCAGCCCCTGCCGCTCAACCCGGTCAGCATTGTAGCGGATCAGCTTAACGCGAGCCTCGCCAGCGCGCCTGATCGCATCTACTTCTTGCTGCCCGAGTCGCGATGTTTCATCGAGGACCGCAAGCGGAGAGCCGCTGTCAGTCAAAACACCAGCGGCGTTATACCCTTGCGCCTGGCTCTGCCGAAACAGCTTGATTTCACGCGCGCGCCTGCGAGCCTCCATGTCGTATTCGTCAAACGTGATGTTTGCTTGCTCGCGCAGCAGCCCCGCCTCTTCGTTAGCGGCGTTTTGCTGCTCGGTCGCGAAAAGATTATTTGACGCAATCGAGAAGTCTAGTGTTGGGTTTCTGGTCCCGCCAAACCCCATCTTGCTTTACGCGGCTCCATAACTTGTAGTCCTGCCCGGTTTTACTATACTGCCTAAGCGTACCTTCGTAAAGAAAGCCTAGCGCTTCCATCCACCGATCTATGCGGTCGATAGGGAGCGACAGAGTCTGAATTCGATGCGCCCAGCCAGCCTGCTCAATCTTCGCGATCCACTCGCGAACGGTTTTCAAAAGCGTTTTCGGACGCTTAAGTGAATTAGCACTAGGGATGACGAACACTCGACATACCCCGTCGGCCTCTTCATACCACGCCCCTATATAGAAAAGCTCGTCGCCAATGAAAGTAGTGCCGCAATACGCTCGCGGCTCCGGGAGCCCGGCCAGCGCTGCGAAAAACTCGGCATGGTCTAAGATCAGCTCGCGCTCATCGTCAAGCAAGTCAATACGCTTGAGATCATTAATCTCGAAACGCCTGAAAGAATATTCGCTAGACATCTGTCGTCACCACGTCAACGTCAACAGCAACAATAGTACATGGCGTAGGGCTATCATGCTTTATCGCGAATTGCTTTGTATCCGCGCTCCAGCGATCAAGCATGGTGAGGTCTTTCATGCCAGTGAAGGGCGGGGGCACGCGGCCCATAATTTGCCCAGGCTGGCGAAAAACCAGCTCTTTTGTGTTATAGAAATTCGTGCCGACTTCGCAGCCAACCGTGTCTTTGAATCGCGTGCGGATTCGCTTGATGTTTCGCGGCAGGCTATTGCCGGGTCCGGTCCGAGTGCCCAGGTCGATATTTTGACCGAGCAGCAAGCCGAGATAGCCGAAGCCTACCACGACATTACTTGCGTGGTATTGAAGCTCGATTTTGCCGTCTGATACTGTGCGCGATGGATGCGCCGATGCGTCCGCTTGCACGTCAACTGTCAGCCCTTCAAACAGATGCAAGCCGCCGATTTCAGTTACTGCGAATTCCCACTCGCCCGCGGGTATTTCGGCCGCCGAATCGAACGCGCTGAGGATTTTGCAGGTTACTTGAGTCGCAGAAGTGTACCCGATGATCTGCGCGATTCCGCCTCCGGTGCCGTCATTTGCATATTGTTTCCATATCTGCCTGCCGACATGACTAGACAGAAAGACTGCATTATCCGCGGTGAAGGTTACCGAGTCACCGGATACTGCGCCGGGTGTGAGCGCCGCGTCTTTAGCTAAGCCTCGAGCCGCGCCGTCAGCGGTTAGCGACATGTCTAAGAATGCGGCTTCGCGCATGCGCTCCCACGCTACGTTTCTATATTTCGCCTCATCCGCAGTTTCATCGCCTGTGTAGAATCGGTTGCGTAGCGGGAAGCTGGGCCAGGCTGACATGACTTCGACCGACCGATAGGTCTTACCGCCCATGGTGCGTTTTACGACCATCCAGAGCTGATCGACACCCGTTGAGTTACGGATAGTGGCTATGTCCTCTACCAACCCGTCGCCACCTACAATATGCCTGGCCCAGCCCGCGATGTTTTCCGAATCGTTGAAAGTGAAGCTCAGCAGTATGCCGTCGGAGCGGAGCACCCAAACCGCGTTAGGGCTCCCCTTCGTGTGAACCAGCTTCGTGAAAGTGACTTCGCCCAGATGATCAGCAACCAAATTAAAATTCTTAGCCTCATAGTCATCCTTGCCAAGATTGTATTGAAAGCCCTTAAGCTGTTTGCCGCTTACATCGACAAAGATCATAGTGCTGCCGATGACGATAGGCTTTACTTTCGACGACCCTTCGATAGTCGGCTGCGAATGGATTGCTGTAGGCGTCGGCGGCAGGTCTGGCGAAGCGCCAAAAACTCGCCGGATCGAAGACGCGCCAAGCAGAACAAACTGCCGACCGAAAGGGCGAAGCTCCTGAATTTCGTCAATGATCCCTTCGACCGGTGCGAAGTTAAAAATTGTGGCGTTAGTGTCGCCAGAGCCTGCGGTAAAGTCGTCATATTGTGTCGTGGTGCCGTCCGGCGACATTGAGCCCCAGAATCCCTCCGGGTTGTCCTGGGAGTTAGCAAAGCACGCGCGCCCATCTGCTGAGAATGCGACAACGCTAGGCCACTTTGTGGCGCTGGTAAACGGGTCGGCAGTGCGCGCATAGGTGCCAATCGACCAGCTTGTATGCCCGGAGCGCTCAAGCTTGCGGGGCTCATAAGCGCGAGCGACAATATACATGACATCACCAGTCTGCGCGTGCCGCAGGTTTTGCAATTCCGCCTCGACATACGGCGTGCCTAGCTCGTAAATCGAGCTTGCTTCGCCCCCGGAGGCATAGGCGCCATAGGCAGTTGAATTCACATTAGCGCCAAACGGGTCTTGAAGCTCAAACGTATTAGTGGTCTGATTCGCCACTAGAAAGAAACGCCCGTTTACTTCAGACATCCCCTCGACGCTAGAAATATAGACCTCATCACCATTAGAAAAGCCGTGCGCATTTGCGGTCACTACCGCGGGGTTGGCTTGCGAAATCCCGGTTATCGTCTTGGCAGCATTCAGGATTACTGAATCCTCGCGATAATAGCGGAACTTCTGATCAGTGGCGACGATCATGTAAGCGTCATTCGCCGAGAATTGAAACGGTATCAGCCGAGCGGCTGCATTATTTTTCGTCAAACCCGTCATCTTTCCACCGGCGCGATAGCTCGCCCCGCCTTCCGGGATGACTACAAAATTCTGGCACCACTGTAAGCTCTTACCGTAAATGTCAAGATCGACGCGGCCCGCCATAAACGGCGACAGCTCGCCGCTGACAAAGTTAGGGAGCGTAACGTGTGCCCGATCAGCCATGACTCTACCAATCTGCGCTCGGCACTCGGAGCTGCGGTATCTCGCTGCCGAGCATCCGGGCATCGCGAATCGGGTCTACCTCGATTACCTGCACAGGGCGCTCCTGGTGGTCAACCATCGCTGCCTCAGCTATTTTGCCGTCGCGCTCAGCAACTAAATCGCGCTTGAGCAGCCGGTCGCCGGTTACGGGTACACAAAGGCGCACGGCCAGCTCAAGCACGACCAGATCAACGAATAGGGGGCTCCACTCGTTGACCTCTTCCACATCCCGCACATAAATGATTGGGATTGAAGCGTCTGAGTCATTCGTGAGGATATAGCGCCCCTCGATGTCATAAAGCTGCGGGTCCCATTGATCCTCTTCTGTGCCGACCTGCACAAGCCTTATGAAGTCGTTAGGTAGAAGGTATCGAGATTCGTAGTCGAACGCGGGAGCCGTATTGTTGTCTTTCGAGATGTAGGTGCGCTTCTTGGCGAAATTCCAGATGCAATAATTGCCCAGAGTCGCGCGCCGGGTTGGCGCTACGAGATTACGCCCCATGGTCGAAACCACGTTGTTTGTATCTGACAAAGTAGTCACGCCCGCTTCATGGATTTGAAGCAGGGCGAGATTGACTATTTCGATGTCAGAGACAGGCTTTGCCACGGAGCGGCTCCTTAGCCGGCCGGTGCCAGCCCTACTCTTGCAGTGACCGAACCAGAGGCGGTACCGACAGTGTTGCCAGTGAGCACCAGATCGTAGAAAGGCTTTGTAGTCTCTTTCGTCTTTCCGAGAAGCTCATAGATCGGTTTGAGCGTATTGGCGTGCGTGACCGCGGGCATGCCGTCGCGAGGCGCTACTTTCGTAGCTGCGGTTGCGAGTGAGATGCCGTCGGCGAGCACGTCTTTGTCGACCTCAGCGCCGGTGTCCGAATCGTAGAAACCGATATCAAAGTCGGTTCCACCGGTGATAGAATCATGCTCCAGCTCCAGCGAATCAAGCCGAGCATAGGCGTTGACTTTGCGCAAGAGCATGTAGGTAGACGTATCGGAGTCAGTATCCAGGATGCCGACTGTATTTTGCGCGTGGTGCTTGCGCGTACCGGTATTCAATACTGCGCTGACCGGCTCAGCGGTTGGGTCATAGTTCGTCAGGTGGTTTTGAACAGCCATGTTTTTACCTTTACCTTAGTGGGGTTTGCTGAGCCGGGTTAGGCGGCAGTTGTTTGAACTTCCTGAATCCTGACGCCTTCCATACGGGTAGCGCCGAGGATGCCGGAAGCAAGGATCTGCGTAGTGTGCCAGCGGTCGTTTCTCGGTTGGACATCGATATCCCATCCCTGGGTGATGCCGACCTTGATACCACCGGCGGCGATAGCGAGGCAGGAGCGGACGCCACCCGATACGCCGAGCATCGGAATCGGCACCGCAGAGCCGTACACGATCAGCTCGAAATCGAGAGCGCGGACCATGCGGCCTTTGTCGATTACGTACTGCTTGGAGAAGTCACCTGAGATCAGGTTAGTCTCTTTCATCAAGCGGGTATGCTCTTGCTCCGAGATTAGCAAGAACTTGCGAATCGGCATGTCGGTGCCGACTTCCTTCTTCTGGAAATTCTCATCGATTTCGAGAAGCTTGTTATAAGTCAGCCCCGAAGTAGCGTCGACCTGGATAACCCCGTCGGTAGCGGCAGACACGGCAGTAGTGCCTTGACGGCCGGTATAGACAGTAGCCAGAGCAGCGCGAACTACTACACGGTCGAAATGGCGCTCTAGAGCTTGCGCGGCTCTTTTAGCAAGAACGCTATTAGGGTCGGCAATCATCTTCTGCGCATCCCACTTATCCACGAAGAGGGGCACGCCGATTCTGGCTGCGTCGAGTTTGCGGTTATCCCATGTGATATCCGCAGGGGTGATTTCCGGGTAGCGACCTGTCAGCTCTTGCGCTTCGACGTTACCGATGCGGGGAAACATCATGTTTTCCGCGTCGATCTGTTCCATCTCGACTATGCCGCGAAGGCGAGCGCCGGTCTGCTGGGCCAGCTCGAAAACGGTATCGGCGAATTTAGAGCGAGCGACATCACTGATGCTGTCTGATAGTGCCATGATAGGTACATCTCCAAAATTACTGCTAGCTGGTTGGCTGTCAGTTTTTGGAAACGCTACCTGCTCTCTAATCAGACGCTTCGTGAACTTCGGACCCTGCCAGGGCTACCCGGTTGCTAAATTAGTACAACAGACTTGCTAAATCTGTCAACCCTGTTGCTTTTCTCTTTCCAGTCGGCTGATCTCTTCGTAGAGCTCATCGACCTGCTGATTGAGCGCCTTATGGTCAGGCGCCCAGGCGTTTCTGTAGCCGGGCTCCGATCTCAGCTTCATGAGCTTCGCGCGTAGCTGCTCGACATTGTCGCCGATGCTAGACGAATCAGGCACCCCCGGCGATACCGAGTCATTCTTGAATACATGCTCATGGATATATCGCATGGCCTCAAACAATGCGATGTCAGGGTCTTGCATGTCCATGATTTCTTTCGGCAAAACTTTCTTTGCCGTTTCTTCGGCGACCCGGCGCACATGATCAGCTTTCGCCCCATAGTATCCGGTGAATTTTTGCTTTTGCTCGGATGCCTGCTTTTCCGCGAGAGCTTCAGCCGCTTCGACTGCGCCCTTAGCGTTTTCGATCTTCCAGCCGTCCACGACTTCGACGATCCCGGCAAGCTGTTTTTTCGTGATGCCCAGCTCCACTGCTTTCTGCGCAACCGAATCGAAGAGCGTCCTGTCTTTCGCTTCCTCGCCTAAGTAGAGCTGCACCTTCTCTGGCAGCCCGGTAAGATCCGGCGAAGTGATCTCATATTCTTCGGGCTTCTCCGGGGCTCCCAGCGCTTTGTAGAAAGCTTTTATCGACTCTTCGCTAGCGCCTTCGCCCGGCACTTCGACGCTGGTAGACTTTCGTCCGATCAGGCTTTGAGCGTGATCATGCTGCTCGAAAAGTGCTTTGAATGGATTCTCGTTTTTCGAGATGTCCTGCACCCACGGCTTTTCTTTGAATTCAGCCGGGATCAGGGATGTGAAATCCGGTGCTTCCGGTGCCGATGCGCTCGGGTCCGGGAATTGCGTAGGAACAGTGCTAGTGCCCGATTCGGCTGTGGCTGCGCCATCACTCATGTCTTATCTCCTTTTCAATAAGAGGCAGAAGCTCAGGATTGATCTGCCCCCTGATGTGTACCCATAGATCACGTTTTGAGAGGTTGTAAAGGCTGCCCTCTGGGTCAACCTTACCGTGGCCGTCGAGGCGCACTAGCGACGGGTCGCCGTACCCGGAAATCGCATAGATGTAGTTCAAGACTGCTTGACCTTCCCGTGTCGACGCTACCAGATCAAAGGCTTTGCCTAGCTCTTCTGCTTGCGATTGCGCCTTGCTTTTAGCCATTGTTTGCAGCCTCCGCGCTTGCTAAATTCTTGACGGCTTGCGTAGTCTTGACGCCGGTGTCGGCCTGCACCTGCGCGGCTGCAAGCTCCTGCTGCTTCGCGAGCGCATTGCTGCGGTCACGCCTGACCTTCTTAACTTTGTCAGGACTGCGGAGCGTGCGCGACGAAGCACCAGAAAGCGCATGGTATTCGCGGTAAGCTTCGTCCGTATCTAAATTGTCCATTACTTCCGGCATCCCCGCATTGGCGAAAGTAAACGCATAGTTTGTCGATTTCTCGAGGCCGAGAAGCGATTCCGCTTTCATAGCCCGCGCAGCAGGCGAAATAAATCTGATCGCGAATGGCATGATACCGCGATCCATAAGGTCTACAATCACCCGGGGGATGATCAGCGGCTCTAGCCCTTGCTCTTTTAGAAGCGCGATCTTTTCCTCTTCATACTCAGAGATGCCCAGGAAACCGCGCCGGTAAAGTGTTCTGAATGTCCACTTGATGAGCGGATTCAGCAGCTCGCCAATCTGGCGAGCAAATATGTTGCCGAGCGCCTGATTCCTAAAATCGTTTCGCAGCTCTGCTTCGCCGAGAGTCATGCGGGTTTTATTGTTGAAATCAAGCAGCCGGTCGATCAGGAATTTTTTGGCTATGCGCTCGACAAGCTTTTCTATACGCTCATTAGCTACCCGGGGCTCAGGCACTTGAAATAAAGGCTCAATAGGCTTCTGCCCGTGAGGCAGTCTGCCGCTCATGTAGAGAGGCACGCGAGCGCCCATCGAAGTGTTAACCTTCCCGCCCCCGCCGATCATCTCATGGTAGTAGCCCATAGGCGGGTCGAGCTGCTTACCGAGCGCTTTGCTAAATGCCGAGCGCAGAATGTTCAGCTCCTTAACCGACGGTAACGCATCCATGCCGAGACTGCGCCCGTAGATTTCGTTAGGGCGCTTGCGGAAGCGCACCACCCATGCAGGCATTTCGTCTATGCCGCTTTCTTTCAGGACATGGCAGGCTTCTACTTCCAGATACACAGACCGATAAGCCCGCTCTTTTACCGGAACATCAGTGCTTTTCTTACCGCCTGGGCGAGGCTCAATAGCCTGAATGACCTTAACATACGTGTCGTCTTTCGTGTTCTTCAGCGCTTCCCTGGTGGCCGGGGATAGCGCATTAACGCCAAACTTTTCAGCAAGCTGCGCAGGCGTGTAAACGAATTCGCGGTAGATCGTATTGATCAGTTTATCTGCGCCTTCGTCGATTAGAGTGTCTTCGACCGTAATAGAGCTAAACTGCACTGGCGTTATGTCGTCATCTTCGCGATCCTCACCATATACGCCACTGGTTCCAAAAACGGGCTGCTCATCAAGATGCTCATTCCAAGCCAGAGTAAAGCCTGTCTCAGGCGCATCAAGTATGTCGCGAGTTATCTGAGTAGCGCTTTCCGCATACGCCTTTACATCGTCCGCTTCCAGGTCGCCTGTAAATTCGCTTAGCTGCCCAGGAAGGCGGATAGGAACAAACTCGAAAGACTCGCCTGCATGCGGCCAGAGCGCACCGCCTAAAGCGGTGGCGGAAGTGCGCGCAGCCTCGATCACCTCATCATCGCTAACGTCGGCGACCGAGAAGCGAGGCATTTTAGCAATCGTGTTAGCGGCGCCCATGACGAAAGGGCGAAGCAGAATGTACTTGCTCAGCAGCGACCAGATGTTACGCCATGGCTGACGGCGCCGACAAAGCAGCTCATAACGCGCTTTGATGCGCGTGGCTAAAGATTCAGCGTTAGCGTCCGAATACACTGATCAGTTTCCTAACAAAGTGAGCTTGCCGGTCTTAGGCTCATTAAGCAAGCCCTGCGGCGATGTTTTGATTGCGTCGAAGATACTGAGCTTCGCTTTCGATTGCGTCGCGGCCTGCGCTGCTTTCTCTGCCGCATCGGCCTCTTCTTGGCGTTTTTTATCGGCTGCTAGCTCAGATTGGCGGCGCTGGTCCTGGTCGAGAGTGAGCTGACGTAAAGCGTTTTGTTGTGCAAGCAAAGTGTAGAAAAGCTGCTGCTGAAAACCTTTAGACGATCCACCGCCGAAACTCATGCTAAATTCCCTCTCGCGTCAACTGGTCCGAATAGTAACATCAAAACGCTTCAAAGTCACTCATCAAAGGTCCGAGGTCTGTAGGTGCGATGTGGCTTAATTCTTGGCGCGTAAACTCAGCCAATTCAGCTATTCTTTCACCCCTCACCGGATATGCGAAAGTGAGGATCATAGCGTCAAAAATATCAGGCGACTTGCCATAGTCTTTCTTTATCTGCTCCTTCGGAGCCAGCTTGAGTTTTTCCGAGCCGTCCTGCTGCAAGAAATCAGGTATAGCAAGCAGATCAGATGCCACGTCGTCGCTATCAGGAATGCTGACTTGATCGCCCCGGTCGCCGAACCAATCACGCATGTTCATCGCCATTTCAATACGCTTGTTAGCATACCGCTCTTCGGCTGCGCCTTCGCCGAAGTGGACGACTGTTATCAGATCGCCGAAGCCCAGCTCGCGCAAGCGGCTTGCGACGCCTTCACCGATGGCATAGTCGATAAAACATTTTGCGACTTTCTTACCCTGGTAGCCGGTGTTTAGATGCTGCGCGAGAATCTGCACTAAGCGCATGTCATCCATCTTAGGATAGGTAATCACGTCGCGGAACACCTTACCTTGACGAAAAGCTAAAACAGTCCTATCGCCTGTGCGCGCTGGGTCGCAGCCGAGAATGAGCGGTGCGTAGGGGTCAAGCGGAATGTTAGACTTGCGCGCCCTGAAAACTACGTCCGGGTGATAGAGAGTGTCATATGACGCCTGGAAAGATTCGTCAATCGTGCCGGGGTATTCTTGCTTGAAAAGCCAGAGCGCGCGGAGCGCTTTTATCTTCATGGCACGCCAGTAAGACTGCGCTATGTCAAGCTTATAAAGCGCTGCTGCTTCTCTGCCTTCGTCATCCGGCTCCCACCCGGGCGGTGGTGGCAGGCGATAGTACGGATGGTTAAACCACGCATCAAAAAATACTTCAAACATATTCTCGCCGGCCAGACACTCAAGAATGAAGTTATGCCATGGCGTGCCGCGCCCGCGAGAAGTAGACTCAAGATAGCCTTCGGACCCAGGACCATCAGAAAGTGCTGGGATGATAGATCCCATGGTGTCCTCGTATTTTGGCCAGAACGGCACTTCTGAACCATGCAAAATATGACAAGAATCCGACCGCATCGCATCTGGTGTGCCCGCAGTAGCGATGCCGTAGGAAGCCCCATTATCAAACAGAAGCTCTTTTGCGTTTTCTACCGGGCGCCCAGGCGTGATGATTGCGGGCGCAGTTTTGCAGAGCAGGCGGACTCGGCGCAAAAACTTTCTAGTGGAATCAGCATTGTGGCTGATTATAAACACTTTGAGCATGGGCGTATGGCTCGCGCGCCAGTGAGCTCGCCCTTGAATATACGTAGACCAGCCGACTTGACGCGGCTTGACTAACGCGGCCCGGACCATCCCGCGGCGCGCCATTTGTTCCTCTACGAAGGCGTGTAGCTTTCCTTGCCCTGGGCGAAAGATAATCGGCACCATACCGGGTGTTGGGTCATCGTCGCCTTCAAGCAAAGCTTCAGCGAGCATGCGCACGCCTTCGTCAGTCTCTAAGAGATCCTTCGGCTCAATCCGCTGAGCATGCCGCGCGAAGAACGGATAGTCTTTCTCGAGCCTCTGCTGAAACTCAAAGTCGGCATGCGAAAACTCTAGATCATACGGCATCAGATAAGGTCATCCCAGGTTAGATCAGGAGCTGCGGGCTTTTCTGCTGCGTCTGGCACTGTGTCTTTCCACTGAGCTTCTATCTGCACAACTTGCTCCGCGACCTTGACTATAGCCGCTTGATAGCGCGCTTCTGCCTCTTCCGTTTTCCGGCGCAGGTCTTGATAGGTAAATGTAGTGGTTTCCGCCTGCACGCGCTGAATCGCTTTGCCTTGCACATGCTCTTGCAGAAATTCAACAGCGCGCATGTCCGGCTTTTGCGTGGTGGCTCGGTCGACCACGCGCTTGATCATGACTTGATAGCAAGGCAGCCCATCAAGCGCGCGCTCTTCTTCCGAATCGTCACACGCTTGATAGGGATGCAGTAGCTCGCCCATGGTAATACTGCTGAGCTGTCGACTCAGAGAAGACAGCTCAGCAGGGGAGTACTCAAACGGGTCAGGCAGATAACGCCTGACCTGCGTGATCTCGTTAGTAGCCAAGAGCGGCTAGCTCGGCATTCATCTGCCGAGCTTCCAGCACTCCGCTACGGCTCTTTTCGTCTTGCTCGCGTTTGAAGGCTTCGGGCTCCTTAATCGCGCGCTTGATCGCCTGACGCAGAAGCGCCGAGCTAGGGAACAGCTCAAGGCGGATTTCCAGACCGCGGGTAGTCACGAATTGCGCGAGATCGCTATACGAGCCGCACCATTCCAGATACCGATCCTGAGCCATCGCAGACGGCAGCCCTTCGGAATCGATCAGCTCGCACATAGCGACGCCATCATATCCCGGGACCTGTTTGAACAGCCGCGGCGCGTAATGCTTGATAAACACGCCGACAGGATGCAGCTCAGGATTGACAGCCCAGGCTTGAGGCACTCTGACCTCTTCCTGAAAAGGCTTCTGCTCGTTTCCTCGCGAACCGGACACGAACACCATGCCCGCAAAGGTCGCATGGAAAAACGGAACCTGTTGCGGAGGCACTGACGGCGCGGGAGCCTGATCGGGGCGCCTAAGCCCGACACGCAAAGCGGACTCTCCTAGCGTCATCGCAGCGGCTGGAGCCTCTACAGGGGCGGGCGTCTCGACGGGAGCGGGCGCCACTACAGGGGCTGTCATAGGCGCAGCGGCTTCAGTGGGCGCGGGCATAGTAGTTTGTTCAGCCCATGGGTCAGCGGCTGGAGTCGCAGGCGCAGCGACAGGGGCAGCCGTCGCTTCAGGCTTCGGCTCTTCGGGGGCGGGGGCAGCTTTCTTAGCCATAATAGATATTACTCCGGGTAGTATCGAACGAATTTAGCTTAGCCTCATTAAGCTAAAAGCGTCAAGGCGCAAAAACAAACCCCGCCCGGGAGAAGTGGGCGGGGTCCGCGAGTTTCGAGCCTGACCTTGCTGCTAACAGCTTAAAGCCTGGCGCGCGACTTTTCGCTTGTCAATCATCGTACTGATAGCTAAATTCATAGCCTGCCTCACCGGCTCTAAATGCACCCTGGCGTATATCGCGGTAGACTGCATATGAGTATGGTTCAAGGTCTTTCCGATCACGCTAAGGTTAGCCCCGGTTAACGCTTGCCAGCTTCCCATGCTTCGACGCAGATCATGAATCCGCAGATCAGACAACCCCGCTCGCGCGCAAAGTTTTCGCCAAGACTTATAAGGGTTTCGCAAGTGTCCGAGATTATTGTTTGCGTGGAAAACGTAAGTCGCACCGACCGGCACAAGGCGTCTTCTGCGCTTCAAGATTTCTATCGCTTGTGGGATTAATGGCACTACATGCGATGACCCGTTTTTCGTTTCGCCAATGCGCCAGGTCTGCTCGGGCCAAGATACATCAGACCAGCGCATCTCTAGCAGATTACTCTTTCTCACGCCGGTGAAAAGCGCTAACAGGAAGAAATCCCTTGCCGAAGGCGACAATGTTTCAACTGTAGAAAAGAAAGCATCCGTTTCGGTCGGCAGTAAAAACCGCTCGCGCGGCTGCAAGCGAAAACGTCTAATACGTCTGGCAGGATTCGATCCAGCGTAAAGCTCCCAGTCAATCGCTTTGTTGTAAACGGCGCGCACTACTTCAAGCGCTCTATTCGCAGCTGTCTTACCTGCACTTACGCCTATCTGTGCGTGCAGCGCTTGCAGCTCCAAACGCGTAATCGAATTTAGCTTTCGCTGCCCTAGCGGACGCAGATAACGCCTGTAGAGCGCCTGCACAACAGAAGCGCTTTTCAGGTACGGTTTAGCGTGATTCCGCATGAAGTGGTCGAACGCGGTTTGAAAAGAAATGGATTTCTTACGTGGCATAGATTAGCTCCCTCATGATGCTATGATCAGGACTCCGGGAAACCCCATGCATGGAATGTCAAGGGGTTTTTCCTTTATACCTCCACTGCTGGAAACCTAAACTGGGCGAGCGATCTACCGCGGAGACAGAGATTCAAATCCTCTCGCCCCGAGTCTCAAAAGGATCACCCAGTAGGAGTTTCAGCCAATTAGCAAATAGCTAGCAGATTGCTAATGGCTATCCAGTGGAGGTACATACGTATGGCTAATGAGCGTTTTAATTGGAAAGCGTCAAGCAATGAGAACTGCTGCTTTGAACTGCATAAGCGGAATGTAAGCCGAGCGCTATATAAGGATAGCCAGTTGCGCTGCCTTGTTTGCATGGAGCGCCCGCGCAATGGCGAAACTGTCTACTATCCGGCCAAGGGTCTTAGCGAAAACAATAAGATAATCGGGCACAAGGACTGCGTAGACCGAGTCTATAAGCAAATGATCGCCAAGCATACTGATCAAAAGCGCAAAGACCTCATCGACCTGGGAGTCGCCGCCGGTGGGCTCGATCAGCCTGTAACGCCTTCGCGCGAGCGCTCCGGGGAGGTCGCAAGGTCGGCGAAGCCCGATGCGAAATCGGAAGCTCGCGCAAAGCTTAGCAAGCCGACAGCCCCGGAACAGATTGATGCTCAGAACGCTACGAAAGGCGCGAGCTCCAGCACTGATGTGCAAGCGCTGCGCAGCGAGATCGAACGCCTACAAGCAGAGCTTGCTAAACAGGAATCCTGGAAAGCAGGCTTTGAATACGCTTGTGAGCTGCTGAAGAAAACACAGCAGGGGCTCAATCCTTAGCGTCAAGTGTCAAATAGGTTTCTTGAATGCTTGCTGTCAAGTGTCAAGTATTCGATTTTTTGGGTCTGGGTAGCGTGGACATACTAGCCCGTTTTCAGCCCGCGCCCGCGTGGGACGCATAGGGGGTCACCCGGCGCCATTGCCACCGCGCCCTGCCACCACCCACGGTGCGCGCCCCATGGGGCATGAGAATCTGTAATCGCTTGCGCTGCTTGCGATTGCGGCGAACATTAGAGGCAGTTAACTTGACACTTGCCGATGGGCACATGGTAGCTTGAAAGAAGCGAAGCCCGCGATGCGCTAACATCCGGGCTTCAGGAGCGAATCCGTAGGAGGGATACACTCATGACCTATAGTACCATACGCCCAGCCCCGCACCAGCCCCGCCAGGAGTCAGACAAGCTAGTGAGCCTGGCTCTTGCTGACCCGTGCGCTAGCGCGTTTCTTAAGGGAGCTTTGCTTGAGCTAGAGCGCCGCGATCCGGTCGACGCCGAAATAGATTGCATGTTTCTCATGCGCTACTGTCAGGCCAGGCTCGCGGAAGCAATTAGCTCCTGACAACCCGGCTATTATCAGCCGTCTCTGGCGCGCGCCCATGTCAATCATGAGCGCGCGCTAATCTTTTAGACCTGCTTGACATTAGCAGCGCTTAACGGGACAGTTGACACTGTATATACTTGACACCCCTTTACATCACCCCACCTGGCAGGTCAAAAGCCTTGGGAGAGTAGACCTGTCAACCTGTCAGGTCGATTTACCTACTTTACGCACGAAAACGCATCCCAGCGACTCGTAATATCGCATCCCGCTTCTTGACAATCCCTGTCTATCTGTCACTCCTGCAATTTTTTCAAAAACTTTCTGAAAGTAGACCTGACAGGTTGACAGGTCTAGAGCCCCAAGCGTTTAGACCTGTCAGACGCCCTGATGTCAAGCCCCAGCCCATATATACTCTGGCAACTGTCAAGCAAGCGCAAAACGCTGACCGCAACAGCCTTTCCAGCATTTAGCAACCTCTTTGCAACTGCAACATGTCAAGCCCTCTCCCTCTTGACGTGATTTATGGGGTACCCGGATATCAAGGGAATTCGGTTAACTGGGCTTAACGCAAAACTCTGCTTGACAACCGCGTGTTATACTGGCGCCCATGTGGGAAGCAGTGAAAAACTTAGGGTTTGGCGTGCTGTATTTCGGCCTGATCGCGCTCACGGTCTGGGCAGGTTATCAGGTCGTGCGCATCCTACCGGCGACGCGCGCGCCACGTGAGACACTGGCGCAGCTTACCGCACGCGCCGAGCTGGAATGTAAAACCGCCATCACGCTCCAGACCATCGAAGATTACAAAGGCGCCGAGGAAGCTTATAAGAGAGCAGCCGCGGCTTGCAGAAAAGCGGCGCGAGCAAAACGCAGACAGAGCGGCGATTAGCGAGAATTTTGCAAAATTCGTCCGAAAAACGCTTGACACTTGCCACGTCCGCTTGCTAAATTGGCAAGCGAAATCGGCGAGCGGTTTGCTAAATGCGCTAACATTCAGCCTGCCCCGCCCACCTGAGCCCCATAGTACGTAGGAGGTACTGATCATGGCTAGTTTCACATTCGACCGTAACGCTAAAGTACAATTCGCCGCTCTGCTCAAGGAAGCTCTAGAGCAGCCTGGCATACTGTCAGCCGCGTATCGGTCGTTTCATCGTTACTCGTTTCTCAATAGGCTCAATGCCATGATTCAATGCCAGGCGCGCGGGATAGAGCCCGGACCCATCGCTCCGTTTTCCAAGTGGAAAGAAAAGGGCCGCTGGGTGAAGAAAGGCGAAAAGGCAATCTGGCTCTGTATGCCGATTAACATCCCCGCACGTGATGCCGACGGCCAGCGCGTGATAGACGAAAAGACTGGGAAACCCGTCACGCGTAAGATTTTCGAGTATAAGCCTAATTGGTTTGTGCTCAGCCAGACCGAAGGGCAAGACGCGCAGCCTGAGCCAGCACCAGGATTCGATTACGCCAAGATGCTGCGCACGCTCAAGATTCAGCAAGAGTCTTTCAGCCGGGCTGACGGCAACTGCCAGGGCTACGCCTACCGGAACGCAGCGACTAAGCAACTGACAATCGCGGTCAGCCCTGTAGCTCAGTATGCGCACAAGACCATGTTTCATGAGGTCGCACACTGCCTGCTACACTTCAATGAGCGCGACGTGACGCAATTCGTGGATCGCGCCGCGCTGACCGTCAACGAAAAGGAAGTCGAGGCCGAGATGACCGCCTACCTGGTCATCAGCACGCTTGAGCTTCCTGGAAAGACCGAGTCTCGAGGCTATATTCAAGCCTGGCTGTCCGGGAAAGAGCTCACCGACACCATGGCCCGGCGCATCATGGGCGCTGCTGACAAGATAATCAGCGCCGGAATGCTCGACCTGGAACAATCAGCCGCGGCGTGAGACTCGGCAAGCAGGAGCGCTGATCGAGCGCTCTTGTCTGCTGAGCCTGACGTAAAGGCTCGATTCCAGGAGGGAAGACATGAAATCTATCACTGACGGTACGCAGATTGGCGTTATGTCCTTCGACCCTAGCTATCAAGCGGTCATCGCTGAGAGCGGGCAAGCAGTCTGGTATGACCGTGGGCGAAAGGTCCGCTCACTGGGTAGCATTAGCGAAGTGATTGACAAAGCGCGTAAAGGGCAGTTACGCGTGACCTTGGCGGCCGACCTGGCAGAGCAGCCTAAGCCTGAAAAGCTGACAATCAAGCCGGGCTTGCCGTTGAGGCATTTCAAAGAAGCGTTTTTCTCTGACTTGGCGGTCGGCACTGTTTTTGTCTACCGGGCTAGCGGCCCCGTCAGAGCGAAAAACATATTCACGAAAGTCGAGCCTTACACCGCCAGCGCGCCTAATGCTAAGGGCGTGCTCTCAGACAAGCTAAAGCTCTGGTTTGAGCAGGACGCTAGAATTCTAGTGCTCCGCGATGAATGGGAGTGCCGAGCTCGACCTGCCGCGCTTGATGGCAAGCCGTGCGCAGCCATCAATGAGGGTGGAAAGACATGCTCTGAATGTGGATGCACCAGGCATGCGAGCGACTTGCGAGCGGCGAAAGAGCAAGCAAGTCTAGCTGCTCCCGGTCCGAAAGCAGGCGTAATCAAGCATGATAGCGCTGGTGAACCAGAGCATGTGTATGCTTGCGTAAAGTGCGGGGGCGAGCGCAAGACCCCCTTTTCGCCCGCGGGCTATCGAGCCGCTACCGGGCGCTCTATTAGCTGCGATAAGTGCGGCGAGCCTATGCGCTGGGTGACCGTATTTCAATATGCGCCTACCGTCGCTCCTGGGCCTTCGTGCTCGCACAAGCGCACTATGAGCCTCGGCAAGGGGCAATTCAAGTGTCGAGACTGCCAAGCGACGGTCTAGCAGACTCGGTAAGCAGGAGCGCAGAGGGATTAGCACTCCTGTCTACCGGGCCTGATGGCAGGTCCGAAGGAGGGAAAATGCACCACTTTATCTACATGCTGACCCGCTGCGCTATACGCAAGCCGACCTCAATGATAAGCTTCATGAGCTGCGCAAAGAGCTAGAGTCGTGGCGCTTCGGGCAGGAAGTAAAGGAGCTGAAAGAAAAGCTGAAGCAATACGAAGCGCTTTGCGAGCAGAAGCAAGAAGCGCTTAATACGGCACAAGAACGCATTCAATGTCTGGAGCGTTACAGCACCAGCCTTGAAACTGATAGCGATATGCTTGACCGCGCATTGGTTGCCGAGCGAAGCATCAGAAAAGCGTTTGAGAAACTGATCATGAAAGCAATGCGCAAATGACGCATTACCGGCATCACAACCAGCTACTCTGGGCTCCGCACTTTGATTACTGTGCGGAGC